GGTCCGCTGCCACTCCCCTTAACAGACGGTGAACCTTTGTACGGTGCGTTATTGCTCATTTGTCCTTTGGTAGTGCATACCAGCCTTCGTGGATGATGATGCGGTTATTACTACGCACCGTTTTGCCGGTAGAGTCAACCACCCAAACCTTCGCCTTAACGCTCTGTGCGAGGCGCACAGGCTCACCGTGGGGGACGTAAATCACCCGGCTCGCGCAGCTCACGCTCATGCTCATCAATGCGAGCAAGCAGACCGCGCTTAAGATCGGGTTGTTTTTTCGCATCTTCGCTTGTGACATCCTGCTTCGTCAGCGCGTGAAGCCAGATAACCAGCTTCATCACCAAGTCGGCCAAGAAGTTCATTCAGCTTTGGCAACCTCGGGCGCAGCCTTCGCGGCCTTCTTGTTGTTGTAAACAGACCAGCCAACGCCAGCGATGCTTACGACAGCGCCTACGAGTTCAGCGAGCTGATCAGCACTGGCCAACCCTTTGGCGACGAGAAAACCACCGGCAGCGGTCAGAATGTGGCGGACAAGAGAGGCGAGATTAGGATTCATTTTTCTGTTTTTAGTTTTCGATACAGTTCGAGTGCCTTGACGGCGCAAGTTAGAAGCGCGGCGAATGCGCCAAGAGCTAATGACGCAGTCTTGAGATGAGGATCTGAAAATACCGCGTTCCCCAGAATACCGATGATCGGACCACCGACGCCGATTGAGATGTCTCTGAAAAAGGTGTGGTGGTCCGTCATCGTGATGGTTAGTTAGCGAGCGGAGCCTGCGATTTGGCGGCTTCGAGAATGATTTCGGCCAGAGGTACTCCGACCTTTGCATTCTGGAAACCGCCAGCCTTGATGGCGATATCGATGAGTTGCAGCAGGGTGTTCGCTTGTTCGACGGTCAGTTCAATTTTAATCATGCCGCCGGAGCATCGGTGACAGTTTCGATAGGTGCAACCAAAACCGGCACAGCCTGCTCGATCAACGGAGGAACGATTTCAGGAGGCGGCACAGGAACCCACGGCAACGGCAGTGTCACCACAGGAGGGTTGATCTGGTCGTTGATCTGCTGCGTCACGTTCGCCTCAATGGCCGCTTGATCGACACCGTTCTCGTAGCACCAGTTCAAGACCTGTTCCTGCGTCAGGTCAGGATATGGCGTGAACTCACCAGACGGCGGAGCGAACGAGCATGAGCCGTAGCAGGTGCCGCTGTAGTTATCCTGAGTGCCGTTGCATCGCCAGTCGGCGGTGATGACGACATTCGTTTCAGAGCCTTCGGTGGGTTTGACCAACAGGCGTTCGATGATCCAAGAGAGGGTAATCATGGTGGTATTGGTTAGGCGGCTGCGATTGTGGTGATAGTGCCAGAAGATCCACGGAACTTCAGCGCACCAGCTTCGACGTAGAGTTGACCCATGCCAGCAGGAGAAGTGCTTGGAGCGGTAGCGTTTGCAAGACCGAGTACCTTATCGGCAGAGGTTCCGAATGTGCCAATCCCCACGCCGACGTTGCCTCCATTCGGCTGGAGAATCAAATTACGATATGCGGTGCCACTCTCCACTGATCCGATGTAACAATACTTATTGGTATTGTTTACGCCAGCGTAGAGGCGCATGCCGCCAACAGCGGTGTTTCCAACACTAAGAGTAGCTGGTCCTTCGTCAATTTGATCGCCAGTTCCGTAAACGGAAAGTTTGCTATTTGAGGCAACAATCCCAATCCCCAACCCCGTAGAGTCGAGGGTCATGGCGGTGCCAGACGTATTGGACCATGTGTGGACTCCTGTTACATCAATGCGATAACGATCAGAGTAAGTCGATCCAGTTCTGGTCGTCGAAGTTGAAATCTGGAAGTCGCCATTTGCAGAAACGTCGTTCCAAGCTCTCCAGCTTCGGCTTGAAGCACTCGCTCCGTATGCCCACTGATACAATCCGCCAGCACTTCCAGATGTTACCTGCATTCCACCGGCTACATCTAATGGCAGCGCAGGAGTCGCCGTACCAATACCCACCCGATGGTTCGTCGAATCAACCTTCAGCGTACTCGTATCCACCGTCAGATCGCCGGTGATGGCGGCGGAGCCAGCGGTGACAAGTCCAGCAACGGTCAGCGCATCGGTCGTCTTGTTGTAAACCAGACCGGCATCGCCTGCCAGATTCGTTCCGCCATCATTGAAGATGACCTGAGTCGTCGCACCGGGAAGGGCGACACCACCGCCAAGAGCGGTGTATATCTCAGTGAAGTTCTGGTTGGTGTAATCGAACGAGGTACGCAGCGGCGTCCCCGTTCCGTCGTTCGGCGATGCGCCGATATTGATGGTTTGCTTTGACATATATGACTAAATGAATGTTACGTTGACCTACAGAAATTCGGTCATGTCCGCCGTGATGCTCGTCACGTCCGCGCTTATCACCGTGTTATCCGCCGTGATATCCGCCATTCCGCCAAGCGTCGCCGCCTCCCAGAGTAGGCCAATCTCCAGCAGAATGCGTTCACGCGGACTCATGCACGAAGCTCCCTGAGCCTCCGCAATTAGTGTGGCCGCATCGGCGCAAGAAATGTTTGCCATGATATTTTAGAACGGATGCGAAGTGATGAACCAAGCCGTACCGTTCGAAATGATGGTAATCGAATTCCATTGCGGGGACAGCACATGTGTGGCCGCTCCGTCAATCGTCTCGGACGCGTACGCATCGACCGTCACCGTATTCGCGCCAGCATTGATGCGCTTGAAAACGTAGATACGACCAGCAACCAACGCCGCCGGGGGCAACGTCATTGTAATCGCTCCCGCCGTAGCATCGCAGATCAGAAAGTAATCACCGCTCACCACACTGCCGCTCGTCGTAACGCTCCGATACGCACCGCGTGTCGCGCCGCCGCCCTGAAGATACGTCGCAATGCGGTTCTCAAGGGCCAGCTTGGCCAACTCAACCTCCCACGGTGAGCGACATCCCAGCGACGCCGCCTCGTTGATGAGCGTTGCCGCCTCGTCGCATGTGATGTTTGGCATATCGTTCTATTGGAAAATCGGTTATCGTGCCATCGGACCAGCGCCGCGCTGCATCACCTCGGCGATAAAACCACCGCCGCCGGGAGCCGCACCCTCCTCTACCTCCATCTCCTCCTCCTCGCCGCGCTCGGCCAGCTTCTTGCCCTTGGATTTCTTCTCGTATCCGGGAATGGCCACGCCATCAATCTCGATGACCTCCGCCTTGCCATTCTTACCAAGAACGATAGTCGCCATAGTCTGGAACGCTTCGCCCTCCGCAAGGTTCTCGGGGATTTCTACGCCTTTTGGAATCGTAAATGACGGCATACGGGGAGCATTACGCGACCTATTGGGATGTCAATGTCTAAGCGATAACGGGCAATAAAAAACCCGCCACTAACTTTTCGGGCCAGTGACGGGGTGCCTCGTTGTGAGGCGATTTACAAGACATTCAACCTATTGATTCAACGCCGCAACCCTAGCTCAGAGTTATCGTTGGGCAACACCAATTTTTCCATGCGAAGTAAAAACAGGAAATCTTTGAACCTCGTCAAGTGTAGGCACAAAAAACCCGCAAGCCTTTCGACCTGCGGATTCTTGCGTTTTGCTGAGGAAATCAGCTACAAATGATCTGGGTTAAACTGCCAGTGCAACGTCGGAATATGATGGTCATTCCTTGGTTTGTGAATATTGGCTCACTTGCGTGAACGAACTCAGCATAATGCTGACCCTTCTTCTCCAGCGGATCGGCGCAATCCACATCGAGCTTGTAGGCACCAGTCACCCACTGCCACTCGCCCATGTAGTTGGTCGGCATCCAGCTCAGATCGCCAACCCGATTCACGGGCCGCACGATGTGGCTCTTGAACACATACGGAGTCACGATGAACGCAGCCTCGTACGGAGCAGTCGTCCAGCTCGAATTGACGCTGAACACAGTACCCTTCGTTCCGCTCGCGCTAGTAAACGGCTGCACCAGCGTGTACTTGCCACCGGCATAAGTGAAGCGGGGCGGAAACAGATTCGGCACATGGCGATAGTTCTTAATCACCCGGTTCGCACCGATCCGCTTGAGCAACTCCGCACCAGCGCCACTGCCCTGATCAGCGAAGCGCAAGTCATCGCGGAACGCCGGGTTGTTCTGAGCAATACGCTGCGAAGCCTCCAAGCCGATATATAGCGGAAATACCGGACCGTCGCTGCTGTACGAGATGAAACCGGAGCTATCGGGATTCGTCGCACCGTTACGGATCAGCGTAGCAGCCGCGACATCCAGCATCTCTTGAGTCAACTCAGAGGTGGACTGATTGAGCGCCTGACCAGCCGATCCGGTCTGAATCCACGGGAACTCATTCACGCCAGAGGGAATCGTCTCGACCTGAGTGAAGGACGAGTCGGCCACAGCCTTGATCGCGAACTTGGCGAAGGTGTTCTGATAGCGGGTTTCCCATGAACGCTGTGCGCGGATCGAGAGCTTCTCCAAGTACACGCGCAAGAACGCCTCGACGCGATGGTCGAAGGTCAGATCGTCCTTACACAGGAGCGGACCTTTGAGGGCGAAACGCTCAGGACTCCAAGTAACGGCATTATAGCCGACCGGAACCTCGCTGTAAGTGACATCGCAAGCGCCACCGTTCTCGCCACTGGCGAGCGTGATAGCCGACCACTCCTCAGCCGCAGTCGGCTCGATGGAAGTGGTGGTGAACGAGGTCTGGGTCAAGCCAGTACCTTGAGGATACTCTCCGCGCTCAATCATATTGAGCCACATCGAGCGATACGAGGCGCGTTTATAAACGTCCTGCGCGAGCGACTCAGTCGCTACGGCGAAGGCGTTGAAGACATTGGGACAAGCCATATTGAGAAAAAATTAAACCGACGTTATCTGCATTTGGTAGGCCATTCTATCCATCCATCAAACGATGGCGGACCGGACCTACGCGCTGACCGATGCGGAGCGTCATTGCCGCTTAGACAGTTTTGCGATGGCTGACCAAGCCTCCGCCTTGCTTAAGGTCGATGCCCGAGGGATACATTTTATGTATCACGAGTCAATCAGAATAAGTCTTGCTCGGGAATACTATCAGTCAGTTCACTCTGATCCGCCATGTAGGTTTTGTATCCCTTGATGATCGTTCCGATTCTGTGCGGCTGGATGATATGCTCCTTCGCGATGAAGCCCCTGAACGTATACGGACCGGGGAATTGACCCGTCATCAGAGCGTAGAAATCCACGCCGTCGGTCTTCGAGCCTTTGCGCGCATCGACCAGTAGCTTTCCATTCTCGTACTTCGTCGTCTTCACATCGATGCGAATGCCCGGAGGAATAGGCGGGATAATCGCGTCGTAGAGCGGGTGCGGAGGCTCGCGATCCGTGTCGATGTCGGGGTAGACATTGAATAGCTTACAGAAGGCTATCTCGCCGCACACGCCCTCCAGATCCACCGTCGCAGGGTCATCCGCGCTTATCTTTAAGTTCGTAGTGTTGAAATGACGGTTATTGCCGTTGCGATTCTTGGCTACGAAGTGGGCCAACTTCCTCTCAGCTTGATTGAGAGAAATAACTTGACCAATTTTAATTTTACTTAACATGGTCAAAAAGACGGAAAATTTTTGAGGGGGGTATCGTAAACGAAGCCACCCCGCAAAGGGGGTGCCAGGTCTTACGTCAATAATCGTGCCAATCCTAGGAAAACAATCCTTTTGTCCCATTAGATTATCTAATCCTGACTATAAGTTCCTGCGTGTTGCACATTAGCTGTTATCTTTACTTTGAGACGACAACCTCAGCGAACCGATCCGGCATCGATCCTAACAGATTAATCGAGACGCTGGTCGCTTCTCCGGCTTCCGACCAGCCGAACACAAGCGCAGATCGCTTGGCAACGGAGCCTAGTATCTGCTCGCGAGTACTTTCGTCTTTAATTCCATCTAGGTCATACGAATCGATCCTTTCGAGCGTAGAAGCTGCGTCAGCGGCTAGTTTCGAACGCACCAAAGCGGAAAGGCTTTCTAGGGATTGGGTTTTCTTTTCAATGCAAACCGTTTGCATTTGCGCCTTCACTTTCGTAATCCCTTCACGACAAGCACGACTGCGCAGAGTATTTATAGGCACGCTCAAATCGCTTGCAATTGCTGCCCACTCTTTCCCGCTGAGATACTGCGCCGTTGCGCTTTTCCATTGCTTGGCCGTCATCCTGAGATGATTGGCCGTTGCGCCGTCCGTTGCAACTCCGGTTTTCCCCGCTCAAAATTTCAAAATCGACTTCGCCAGTCGTTCAGCTCTCAAAAATTTTTCCCTCGTTTTTCCCAATGAATCCGGCCTTTTCACCTATTCTCAAATTTATTCTCGATTTTTCTTTTGACTCCCTCCGCTCCGTTGCCCATAGTCGCCCCATGAAAGAAAAACTCCTTACCGCAGTGGCCGATAGCGTGGCAACCGGCTTTCCCGTCACCGTCACTCTGCCGTCTCT